TGTATTTATTATCTCTCTATTTATATGTTTTTAACAATGATCCTTTTTCAGTTTTCGCACAAACTCTTGCATGTGAAGAAATACTTAAATAATTCTCAATATTTTCTTCTTTTGCTATTTTTTTCGATGCTTCTTCCACCGAATAAAAACTTCTTAGAAAATTTCCATTTAGATTATAAATAAAAACTTTCTTAGCAACCTTTGTTTTTCTAGAAACAGTTTCTTTTTTATAAGACCAAAGATAACCATTATGGTATTTTAAGTTTTGATCTCTAGAACAACAGTTTGAAATGGCTGTTTGTGTAGAATTTGTTTGTCTGGCAGCCTCTCCTGTTGAAGGAAAAGTTGCTAAAAGCTTACCATTTAAATCATATTGATAAACTTTTTTACACTGTTTATTGCCTGTTCTTTTTTTAGGATCTAAAATATTATAAATTCCTTGTTTTTGAAACCAGAAATATTCTTTTTCTACAAGGTCTTCTACTTTACATAATTCTAAAATTGTAAAAGTGCATTTTTTATATTTATTATATGCTCTTTGTAGATATTTATTATTATGTATGTTTTTTCTAAGATCTCTTTCATGCTCTTTTAATCTAGAATTTAAATTTTTAGAGCTACCTATGTAGAATTTATTATTAATTTCTATTCGATAAATTCCAGAAATACCTTTCCATTTCTTACTTATATTTGTTAATGTTAATTCCATTTTGCAAATATAAGTAGAAGATTTAATATTTCCAAATCTTTTCCTATAATTTTTCTGGTTAATCCTCAATAGAAATCTGTGAAAGATTCAATTTAAGAAACTCCATTCCTTTTTCATGAGCCAGCTGACGCAATGTACTTGTTTTACCAATTCCACTCTCACCTTCGAGACCAATGGCAATTGGTGTTTTACCTTCTTCTGCCAATCTTTTGTTGTTATCAACAATGTAGCCAAATACTTCTTTAACCTGATCTGCCGTTAAACTTGTTTTCTTAATACTCATACTTTTTATTTTTTATTTGTTATTTACTAATTGAAAACATTCAATTCTGTCTCTTATACTGTTAAATTCTTGTTTTGATTTATTAAAATATTTACATTCAATTGTAACATAAAGAGATTTAGATATAGAAGCATTAAATCTATCTATTTCAATTTTACTTATTACCATTTCAGGAGAGTTTGGTAAACCCCTATAAGTAACAATACTTCCGATACCCATTCCTGTATCTGCTAAATTCTTATCAATTGTTGAAATTGCTTCATCAAATGATACTAAAGCTTTATTATCTATTCCAGTAGTTGGAATTTTAATATCAATAAGAGCTGCATATACAAATGGATAAGCTTTTTTACATATTTCAAGTCCTAGTTTTACATCTTCAGTGTTAGGTGATGTTAGTAATTTTCGTACCTGCTCCAAGTTTTTCTCCATTTAATATAAATTTTATTTTTCCATAAAGCATCTATGCCTCCAACGTATTTAATAAAAGTTTCTTGAAATTCATATGTCTTTCTATTTAGAAAACAATCTAGATATGGAAACCAATCTTCATCTTTTTGTGGTAAATTTTGGGGTGAGATTAAAAGCTCCCACCCCAAAAATATATCACTTTGATTATCAGACGATAATAATTTGATTATTATATCTTTCAATTCATTCTTATTATTTTGTGAATAGTATTGAGTTCTGTATTACCATTACTTGTGATAAGAATAATGCAAGGAATCTGACATCTTACTATATCTGATTCAACATAGCCATCCGTACAGAATACAGCAAAATCATACTTCCTTTTATTTTCATTTACATATTCAATAGCACAAGATAACCTGGTTCCACCACCTTTTACCCTTTCAAAATCAAGTTTACCTTTATACTCTCTTGCTGGATTACATTCAGCATCCCATTCTGCCAAATCTAATTTAACACCAGCTTTCCATATATGGTAAAGCTCATTATTACCTTCATCAATATCATTTTGACTCATTGACGTTTAATCTTATATATTTCTATATAAGCCGGATCATCCCTTTAACCTTTTTTAGGTTAGCTGATTATGATCTCTGAACCTTTTTCTAAATAAAAATTTTCAAATATATTTCTCTTTCTTTCTAGCCAAATTGTAGAATTATTATATAAATATTTATAAAATTTTTCTATATTTTTTGCTTTATTTATACATAATCTATCTATTTTTCCAGCAGTTTGTTTTTTAAAATAATCAAAATTACAACAAAATTTGTCCGAAAATGTTTTTGCGCTACATATACTAATTCTAAGATAATTTTTTCTTTCATAAACACTACCATCTCCATCAAAATAACCTCGGATAAAATGAGATAGTAATTCTGATGGAACTTCTTTTTGAGTAGGAAAAGTAAGAATTAATGATTTTCTAGGATGTATTCCTAGATTTATTAAATCATTAACAAATTTCATGTTATTAATTATTAAATAATAACATCCATTTTTCTTTAGTTTAAGAGAATCTGGATACCCCAAAAATTCTCTAAACTTTTCTAAATGACATATATCTTTCTTGGCTACTCCTATCGAAAAATATTTTCTTCCAGTAGCCATTTCTGGAATACAGCCATCTGCAGCAATAAATCCCAACCAATAAGCTTTTTCTTGAGTGTCTATTTTTTCAAAAATATTATCTTTAAAAAAATGTTTTCTTCTAACATCTTTTCTATCTACTGTAATTCCTTGTTTGTTAAGAATGTTATGTACAGTTTGCAAAGAACATTTTCTTTTTTTGATTATTTCCTTAGTAGAAAGGCCTGATTTAAAGTCTTTAGTAATTTCTTCATGATTAAATTTTCTCATATTGACGATTTGATGTCAAAATTAAGAAAACTTTCTCATAATTCCAAGACATTTTGAAAATTTATTTCAGAAACTTGGCTGCGGATTACCAAATTTTAGAAGCTTTTTACTATATCTGATTGATTAGATCAGCCCCTATTATATTTCTATAGTAGGTTAGTACTTCTAAACTCTAACGGCTTTCCCGCAATTTACAGCATTTTACATACGTATTACTACGTAAGGTGGCTCAATTTATAAACCACTCTGGTCAATAGCAAAAATTCCCCTAACCTTTGGTTTATTCTTTACTACTGGGGCATCCTCAAATCTTAGATTTGGGCGCTTTCTGGTTCTATATGGATCGTATACCATTGCTGAACCTACGAATTGTCTGAAAAGCTGTTTCCATTGAACTGTTGGTTCGTTAACTTCCAATCTTTTACTCAGAAGTTCTTTGAGAAAAGCTGGAATATCACCCCGCTGTTTTTCTACAGCTTCAGCTGCTTCTTTTAATGCAGAAGTGATTTGCTTCTCTAAAAGTTTTTTCTCCAATTCTGACATATTCTGTGTCATTTCATCCCATGACTTATGCCAGTTTCCAGGTTGGTTATCCAACATCTGGTCAAGGGATTTACAACCAGAACTTCCTTTTTTATTACCTTTTGGTCCTGCCAAACTATCAGTTTTACCAGCAGAATTTTCTTTCTTCTGTTGAGCTTTTTTTAACTCATCATAGTAATACTGAGTACTTTCCATAGGTTTTAGCTTTAATTCGCTAAAATTTTCAAGAAATTGACCATCAGCAGGTCTTTCATATTTCTGGTCACAGAACTGGTTAATGGTAATATCACATGCGATATTATCTATTAAATGGTCAGTTCTGATATCCCTAAATAGGAAATGCTCATAAATTACATGTAAAAGTTCATGCATTAAAACATACTTTCTTTGACTATCGTTTTTCAGATAATCTTTCCAAAACCCCTTGTTTATCAAGAGACTTACGTTGATGCTGTCAGGAGCTGTTGCAACACAAGCTGTTGGGATTCCGGAGCTATCATCTACAAACCTTTTATTTAATTCTGTTAAGAATAAACCATAAAACGGTTCGTCAATAACTAATTCCCAAGCAAGCTCGGTGAGACTTTTTTCATAATCCATAATTAGAATTTTTGTATACGATTTTTAATTAAGTTTTCTGCATTTTTTCTACTTAGATCTAACCAAGCTCTAAGTAATTTAATCTCTTCTTTAGAGAAAGATTCTGGTGATTTTTTAAGAAAATGTTCAATAAATTCTTTTTTCTCTTCAAAAGAAATTTTATCACTCTCAAGTAAAAAAATAGCAAGCTCCTTGTCTTCCACATTTTCACTCTGCATCAACTTCTTTATTTTTTCACTTACACTCATTTTATTTATTTAACTCTCCATACCCTTATATTATCCTCACCTTCTATTTTTCTTGTTGAAAACTCCCATTTGTAACCTTTTACATAATTAAAGTTTCGAATACAAGACAGTATATTATTTCTCTTGGATGCTGGTACTTTAAAGCTATCACCAACTTCCATAGATTCAAAATTATAAATCCTCTTTCTTCCTACTGATTTTCTTGTAATTGGAATGTTTTTTTCAATATTCATACTTTTTTAGTTTTAATTCTTCTGTATTTACAAATATCTATAAATGCTGCTTTTGCTTCTTCTTTTTCTTGTTGTCTTGCTAATATAGTGTTTCTTAGGGGGTGACTTAAAAATTGTACAAAACTATATTTATCAAGTTCTGATTCTACTGCTTTAAATGTATGCCAAATAGAAAAATCATAAGTGTTTGTTTTTTCTATTAATTCTACAATACTATTTCTAAAACTATCATCCCAAATATAACCAATTGAATATTTCTTTCCATATTGTATAAGTTCTTTTATTTTAGCTATTATCTCTTCATCTACATATGTTTCTAAAACATCTACATTTGAAAATAACTTTGGATTTTTACTAATATAATTATTAATAAGATATCCAGTAACACATTTAGATAAGATATTACTTTCACCCTTTAAGAAATCATCAGCTGTCATAAAATTGTGTAAATTTAGTTTTTTAATTTTTGCATAATTTCTTTCTGATACTAACCATTGTTTAAAATTAGATTTTTGTAGTCTAAATATTTTATCTAATGTAGATCTTTCTGTATGAAATATATGGAAATATGGTTCTTTATAGAGATTTCCAAGATTTACTGTTTTTAAGTTTGTAGCAGTTTTATTTCTAACAGATGAATGTCTAATCTCATATACGGTAATCTCTTCAGAAGTTCTAGTTCTTCGTACTGAAGTTGTTTTAGTTTTAATCTTTTCAACTTCAGGGATTTCAATATCTTCAAATGGTTTAAACATTTCTTTTATATACAAATCCTCAATTTCTTGAAAATCTTTTATTTTAGATCTCCATAGGTTCTTTTCAGTTGATTTAAGATTTAAATTAGCTATATACCTCTTTAAACTCCGTGATTTTAATTTTACTAAGTATGCAGTATTATAAATTCCGGAAAGAGATTTCTTTAAAGCACTTAATCTTTTTCTATCTACTTTATCCTTAACTAGATAATAAGAAGAATTTACTGGCATGTTTAAAGAAATATTTCCATAAACAGTTTTTGACATTCTATATGTATCTGTATAACCTATAATATTTAAATTAGTTTTAGACCAATAATCAAAATTTTTAAAAAACTTCTTTAAAAGTGATGAATTTATTCCTTTTATTCCAGGCTCTTTAACTTCATATCCATCAAATAAATTGGCTAGATAATCAATTTTTATATTATGGTTAGCTAATCTCACAAGCTTCGCCATATTATAATTTTTGATGCAAGTTAGCATATCAGCATCTGCACAAGTCTCATTCCATCTATTAACAAGCCATTCAATTGATGCTTTCAACTTGTTCATAATCAATTCTACTACATGATCTGTATATCTTATTGATTCTCTTGTAATTGTGGGTTCTAATCCTTCTTTTGCCGCAAATCTAAGTGCTAATTTTTCATATATTGGTGGAATTCCAAGCTTTGACCAATTTATAGGATAAACCACATCATCTAAAGTTAAATGCATTTCATCATCTTTATGTAAAGTGCTTATTTGGAAATGATCAGTTCTAATGATTTCCATTTCACTATTTATTCTAACATCATTACATATTTCAAACCATACATTTGAGAAATATGCTAGTTTCTGTCTGATTTTACCAGTAAATGCGCTGACACCTTCTTTACAACCAACATTAATACTAAAAAGTACACCATTTGGCTCAGAAGTATCCTCATATTCGGAAAGATCATAGGAAATCCCATCATTATCATCTTCCTTCATATTTGCAACAAACTTCTTTCCATCTTTAATACATGTAAATGTACACTCATTGTTATAAGCAGCCCAACTTATACTTCCAATACCCATTCTACCAATCTCTTGAAGATTATCTTCTTTATCTGAATATGCAAGCTGACCGATTTTTAAATCAAATTCATCCTTATCTAAACCTGTACCATAGTCTCTTACTTCAAAAGTAAGACTTGAATATATTGGAAATGTACTATTTGTAGGATCAAATTCTTTATAATATAACTTAACTTCTACTGGTTTTGTTTGATTAGCCCTTGTATGACTGTCTTTTGCATTACTCACAATTTCCTGAATAAATGTATATTTATCCTGGTATAACCTTCCACTGAACAATTTTTGTATTTTGTTCAAATCATTCACAAGCGTCATTTGCTTCATAGTAACTTACCTTGTTTTAACTCTTTAGGAATATTCCTTTCTAAATATTGTATATATGTTATTTTTAATACTTCTAATATCTTTTCAGCAGAGTGTTCAGTATTTCTTGCTAACTCTACAGCATCTAAGATAAGCTGTTTACTTGGAACTTCTTCTGATTCTAGAAGTTTTAACTTTTCTTTCACTCTCTTTACCATTTTTTATTTCTTTTAGAAATTTATCAGCCCAATCTTTTCTAGAATTTGATTGCCATGTAAACATAGATATAAAATTAGGTACTTCATCAAACCATTCGTTTTCTATTCTATAATGGTCAGCTTTATCAGCTTTATGTACTAAAATTCTACAGGCATTTTCAAAGAAAAATAAATCTGATCTATTTTCATTATTCATTTTTCCAACAACTAAAGATTTAAAAAGTTCTCTATCCGCTTCTGTACCAAACAAGAGCTTCATTGCTTTCCTAAACTTTTCTGTTTCCATAATTAAAATGGGGCTTCTTCCAAAACCCAATTAATCTCCCCCTTTCCGAGATCTTTTAATATTTTATTTACTTTTTTAAATGTCCCATTTGTTGTCCATACTACTTTATTTCTAGCAGCAAAGGATGGATGTTCTAAACTAAAATTCCACTGCATTGGAGATAGGAATTTTGAAAATTTCTGAGCTTCTTGGCCAAGAAGTATTACTGGAATATCCCATCTTCCTAAATATTCTTCAAACAAGAACTTTGTAAATGGAAACCATAATTCTTGGTGAGCTCCAGCTTTATCTCTCTCAGTAGTAAGAGCAGAATTTAACAATAAAACACCTTGATCTGCAAGATATTTTAAATCTCCGCTTTTTTCAATATCTACTTGTGGAAATTCAATAGCTAAAGCTTCATAATATTTTTCTAGACTTGGTGCTAAATAATCCTTGTGATTACTACAGCTTAGTGCTAACCCATCTGCAACATATGTACCTTTTATTATTGTATGGTATGGACACATACCTAATAAAACCACTTTTACTTTATCAGTAGGTGTTTCTTTAAAACATCTATATGTAAAGTCACTTTTTGGTACTATTTTCTTACCCCTTTCGCCATCAAATTTGAGTTTTTCATAAATTTGATCCATTGTACCATTATCAAAAAGCGGTTCAATAATAGGATACCATGTATCTAATTTTTCTTTAAATAATTCTTTATTTAACATTTTTAAAAAGGTTAATAACTGAAGCTTCAGCTATATCTTTATGTTTAACATTATAAATATCATCCAATGCTGTATATATATTTGTTATATTATACCCACAAATTTCTGAATAATTTCTATCAAAATCAGAACTGGTATTTATAATAAGCATATATAAATATTTATATAAGGCTTGATCTTCCTCTGAAGCTTTTGACATTAGAATTTTAGCAATTTCAATATCAGCATTATTACCAGAACTTAATAATTTTAAAATTTTTTTATCCATTCTTTTAATATTTCAATTTTAGAACTTTTTGTATAAACATATTCATCAAAAAATTCTTTAACATCTAGATATAATTCAAAATAAAAATCATAAAGTTCATAATCAGTGATATTTATTGAACCTTCATCACAAGCTAAAATGCAAAAAATCCTTTCCAATTCTGATGATAATTCTCTATTATTTGACAGCAAAGTAGCTGCAATTAATCTATCCTCATGAGTTCCTCTTATCAATTTAATCAAGGATTTCATTTGATAAATTGAGTTCTGATATTGATCTTTGTCTTTCTTGTTCATTGTCTAAATAAATATTACCAACCAGGAACCCTAAATAATAGTTACCTCTTTTATAGTATACATTATTGAATTCATCAGGGATAGTATCCCTTCTTTGCATAAGAAGATCAGTATCAATCGTATAGCAACCTCTTATATAAGAAACGCCATACATCTTCATAAATTTAATGAGAGTTTCTGGATCCATGCTTCTTACTAAGTTGAGACCTATTAATATGTCTCCTTTATCATAAGATCTTATCAATTTGATTACCTTCTCTATCATATATTTTTAATTTATAGAAAAGTTTACACATTTTTAAAACTTCATCTTTTGGATGTAAACATATACAATGATGTAAATAACCGAGATATAACTCACCAATTTTTATATAAAATTCCTCATCATAAATGTGTTTTTTAATATCTGGTACTGGTAAAAAGAACGAACTTGGCTTTTTACTTATCCTCCCAATTTGATTAAACACATCTATTAAAGTTGTATTATCTAATGATTTTAAGATTTCAAAAAGAATTTTAATATCAGAACTCTCCTTAGACAGGGATAATTTTTTTAACATTTCTATTTTCATTGGAACCAGTCATTAATTCTTGGGTCATCTTTTTTAAATATATATGGCATTAGATCGTTTTCATGAGATTTGTTTTTTTCATTTATTGAATCTAAATAAAAAGCATTACCATAAAATCCTAAATATTTATATCCCTTTCTAATGTAGAAACCATATCCCCAAATAGAATTGTTAAATTCTGGTAATCTTATAAAATAACTATTTTCGTCTCCAGCTTCTTCACCATATTGTTTAAAAAATTCAATAAGACCTTTACTTTTCATTTCTGATAGAAAATGAAAAGCTAAACGAATATCTTCTTTTGATTTAGAATTTAATAATTTTTCTATTTTCATAATAAACCTTTTATTTTCATATGCTTTTCAACAGTTTCTAATCCATGTTGTTTAGCTACTTCAGCTATATCATTTAATGGTAAATATTTATCTTCAGTATTATAATGTTTCCAACCAAAAGTTTTAGTAATAAGATTGCTTTGTTCTTTACCTTGATTATCTGTACCAAAACCTATATAAATTTCTTCTGAATTCTTTTGAAGAAATTCAACATTTTTTTGATTAAAACAAGCTATGTTTTCTGCTTGTACTGATGCTACACATGGTAAAATTAGGGAGCTTACTAATTCATCTTTTCTACTTTTAAGTATTAAAGATTTCTTACAGTTTTTTATATTTTCTTTACCAAACATATAGTCAAATGGTATATTTGATCTGAATCTCCATATATAAAATTGATCGTCTTTGCTTACTTTCCTTAGACATGTTGGCCTATATATTTTCATTTTCCCATCTTCATTCAGATAAGCTATTACAATTTCCTTTGAATCTAATGGAAATTTCTTTCTTGAAATATATAGATTCTTTACCTGAAAGACATTTTTATTTTTTAAATAATCTTCAGAAAGATGATAACTATTCCACCACTTATGCATGTCAGCAGTAAAAATTTTTGTAGTACATTGAATATCTACTTCTCTTTCATTTTCCTTTATTTTTGGCTGTTCATAGCTAGAAACTACTGATTTCCAATCTTTTAGATCACTTTTTATACCAAGACCAAATTTCTTATCAATTATTTGTAACGCTGTAGAAAAATCTACATTTTCTATCTGCATTATAAAATCAATAGCTCCACCTCTATATTTACCATCGCCAAAATCTATATGTGAATAATCTCCATATTTATTACCTATCAGAAAAGAGGGATTGTCATCTTTTCTGAATGGAGACCTACATCTCTTATTTACAACAAATTTATAAGGATAAAACATTTTATAAATGTCATAATCACTTATCAGATTCCTTATTTTTTGCAAATAGCTTAATTTCTTCTCTCCAGTTATCATTTTCTTCAATTAAATCTATAACTTTTAATCTTTCATTAGTAGCCCAAGGTAAAAAAAACCCTATAAACATAGCCTGTTTTCTAGAAAGCTTATCTAAATAATTTAAAAATAAACTTTCTAATATTAATTTGTCTTCAAAGTTACTAGACATTGCTAATTTATGTAATTTATCATAAATTTTTACTTTTTCTGAACCTTGTAGAATCATAGCTAATATTTTGTATGTTCATGATGAGTTTTTGTTACCTTATCTTCTATCCAACCAGCAAATAATAAAATAAAGCATATTGGCCAACCAAACAACCAAAAAGGTACTAAAAACCAACCATCACCTTCTTCATTTTTGGTATGAAGTTTTCTCACACCAATATTAAACATATAATATGTTAAACCTATTAAAAAATAATATAAATATCCCATAACTTTTAAATTTAAAAAAGAACCCCCAGTATTTCTACTGGGGGCTTTTTATTATGAAAAACGCAAGCAACGAGCCATTAATAATCAGAATCTTCAGGTGAAATTTCTCTTTTACCTACAATGTTCTCTTTTGGATCATAATCATGTAACGGCTTTAAACTAAAAAAGTCTTTACAGCCATATTGATCATCAACAATATTTTTGATAAATTTCTCAAAAGATTTCAAATCTCTTGGCTTTGCAGATTTTATCTTTTCGATATAATCTTCTGTAAAAGATTTAGTTCTCAGATACTTCATATTGTACTCCTGAGTAACCGCTCCATTATAAACTTTTTGATACTCTACAACCCCATCGTCTGTTTCTTTTGTTTGAATAACAGAATTTAATACAACAGGTTTTGAATAAGCACCATTAATTTGCTCTGAAATCTCTCTTACATTACCATTCATCAGTTTTTTCCAATCTAAATGTAAAACTGTATTTGGATCTGCAAAATTCAAGTCATCTAACCAAGTTTTGAGAAAATCATAAAGATTTGCTTCTCCAACTTTGGCTATTCTATATTCTGATTTAGTAAACCAAGAAGGAAGATTTTCTTCAGTATCAGACCAAGTTGAGTTACCTTGTTCATTGATATACTGTTGTTTACTTCCATCTTTCTTAATTTTATCCCTATCTTCTAAATAATAGGAAACTTTCATCAATTGTTTTGAACTCTCTTCTTCGAGATAAAAATCCAATCTTAATGTTGTAACTCCTTCTTTCTCATTCAAATACTGAGTCATTTTAGAACCTTCCTTCAGTTCATAACCTTTACTTTCCAGCCATTCATTGTCTGGATTAACTGAAATCACTTTACCTACAAAAAAACCTACTTTTTTCTGGAAACTACCTTTCTCACTTTTCTCTTTCACATTTCCTGTAATCATATATTATACAATTTTAATATCCCTAACTGTTTTTACTACTGGCTTACCTACATACTCAAGCTTGACTATCGCCAATTCTTTCAAATCTTCTTCATTACCATCATGAAGAAGGTAACTATTTATTGTATGATTTGGATCTTTTTTGGCATCACTTGCTAAATAAACATTATTTTCCGACTCTTTAGAGTCGCTCAAAAAAGCTTTAGCATCTACTAAAGCATAACGCACCTTCACTTGTTGTTTCTTCACACTTTTCACTGTTCTTTTCTTCACACTCATGTTTTATTTTTTTAGTTCAAAATGAAATCTTTCATTTAATTTTTTAGATTTTATACCAAATCTCTGGTTTCTAGGACATGTTCCAAATAGATATTTCCATATAGACCCATTTGGAAGAAATAGCCACCTTTGGGCTTTAGATAAACTGTCAAATTCTCTAATCTTCACAAAATTAGCATTTTTTACAATTACACCAATATTTTTATTTAATACTACTGGTGTTGATTTAATTTGAGGTATCTTCATAATAACTTTTTACTGTATCAAAGATGAACTGTGCATCATTTGGAATCTCAATCTCACTAAACATCTCATGTGGAGCTTTTGCAGAAGTATCTACTTCAAATGTCTTTAAGAAATATACAGGATTGTTATTTACAACTTTTGTACCAGTATATAATACAATAGTAAAATATCTTTCTACTAAACCTTCAAACTGTTTACCATGGATTTTAGCTCTTTTTTGCTTAAATCCTTCAATCAGAAGAGTTTCATCATGTCCTGTAACAATAACATTTTTCTTTGCATCCCTGATAAGGTCTAGGAAATCAGGCACATTTTTGTTAAAATGGGTATAAATGTCATACCCCTTGAAATTCTTTTGTGCTTCCTGTAAAAGCATGTCAAAAGCCATTGTAACATCATCTATAATAATATTCTCAATATCTGGATTTTCTACATAATCCCTAAAATTTTTCATAAATGAAGCCCATGTTTTTGGCTTACCGTGAAACTTAAAATTTCCTCTATAACTTAGAGGTTTTCTACTTACATTAATAAAACCTGTTGTTTCTTTGTTTGCAGTTTTACTTAAAAATGTCTTACCTTGACCACTTTGGCCCAATACTAAAATTTTACCATACTCACTTTGCATAATCATATTTAATTTTAGCAAAGATAGTACTTTTCTACCAATTAATAGTCGAGTTGAGAATACTATTTATAAAAGAATCTCCACTACACATTATGTAAGAAACATGTTCAAAATTAAGGTATTCTTGTAATAAGTTGAATTTCACATTGATATAAATTAATGTAGCTAATTCCTTTGTTAAAAGTTTTTTGTCATTGCTTATAATGGTAAGTGCAATCTTTTGATCATCTGGATCACTGCTACATATCAGTTTTATTAGATTTTCCACGTTTGAAGAGATTTTTAATACTGAAGAAGATCTTTTCAAAAAATGTTAATTTGTTGGAATTCAGAATTTTATCTGTTTCATATTCATAAGTTGTTACAAGTGATCCCATTTTAATACAATGATTGCCATAATTAGTAAGTGCTGTTGCAATAATGATTTTATATTCAAATATTTTTTCTTCTGGAACACCTGAATTCCTTAAAGCTGTATCTACAGATCTAAGAATTGCTTCTAGATAAGAATCTAATGAGCTTTGTAAGTTAGCCAATTCAATTTGAATTTCCACCTGTTGTTCTAAAATACTTTTCATATTTGGGATTTGTTTTTAAAAAATATTTAAGTGTTTCTTCATTTTCAAAAATGTAAGTTCTGTTATCTTGATCTTTTTCTATTTTTTCTTTTACATATCTTTTGGTGTCAATATATATAATATTTCCACAAAATTCTATATAATGATCAGCAATAGACTCAGAATACCCTTCTGTAGATTTAAAAATCTCATTTTCAAATGATTTTATAAAATAAACTGCGCTATTCTTTTTTTCAGTATTAAAATTATTACTGTCTATATTTTCACAATATTTTAATATATTTCGGAATTGCATCTCCGATAATTTACTAGATAATTCTAGACCTAGTAAAAAATCTTCCTTGCTATCAGAGTCAAGTAATTTACAGATTTTCTTCTTTAATTTATACCTTTTACTTTTGCTTTCTCTAATGGAAGTAGTGCTTTTTTTAACCATTTCAATTCAATTTGTTCATTTGTACTTATTATTTTTATATCTGCAATTTTACCAGTGTATTCATAATTCATTGCCCTATTCAATTTCTGGATAAAATTTTCCTCATTGCTATCAGTATAATTAAAAATAACAGTATCTAAATTTTTTATAGTTATTCCTGCTTGTGCAAGCTTTATAACTGCCATATGAGAACCTTCACCTTGACAGAATTTCAAGAATTCTTTTTCTTCTTTTTGCTTACTGTGATATACTGGTATTCCAAGACTGTCAGCAACTTCGGTTAATCCGCAGAAAACCAAAGATCTATCACATTGGGATAGCAATTGTTTAGTTTTTTGAATTTTAGCATGACTTTTTTGAATCAACCTCATTCTAGCTAAACGTAGATGAAATGGATCTTTTCCTGTTGATTCAAACCAATCTATAGTTTTTGTTAGCTTATCAAATTTCTCCTTTTCTGTTAATAGGATTTTTAGCTTTTTAGTACTATAATCATTTAGTATTAAATTGTCTAATGGTACTTGAAACACCTGAATTCTGTAATCAGATACCACATTCTCCTGTATGGCTAATTCAATAGGATATCTGAAACATACTGATAAACCAAGTTCATTTTTGAGATTTATTTCAGTATAGTCACTTAAAGTACCAGTAAGGCCTAAAATGTCACAACTTGGAAAATTGTTCTTTAAATGGGATATCTGAGCATCACTCATAGAGTGAATTTCATCTAAAACTATTAGGTCATAGTTAGATAAATCTTCATTTTTAAGACTCAAAAATGTAGAATATTTAATATTTCCTTTATATTTCCATAAAATAACATCTTCTTCCCAGGAAGTCTTTATTGGGGTATTTGGATAACAAACTAGTATATTTTTATACTTGAGCTTTTCAAATATTAATATACTAGTCCGTATCTTTCCAAACCTAGGACAACAATAAAGTATTGATTTTCTGTTACTTGCACACCACTTTTCTGCCGCTTCTTTTTGTCTAATATCTCGCATTTTGCAAAGATACTACACATAATCCGAAAGTATTGAAAGTGTTTGTCTTTTTGGTGGCCAGTATTGCTTTACTTTTCCTAATGATTTATGCCAATGCTTATACCACTGTTGAAGAATATCTGATATAGTAAACTCATTGCCTAATGGTAGCCAATTTAGAACAATGTTTTGTATGATATAATTATCAACTGTTATATGATAACCACCAAATTCCTTATCATATTTATAATTGACTATACTTTTCATGGTATGTGTTTTAATGCTTCTTCAATAGCTTTATTTAAAGCTTCATACTTGTTTTTATATTGTTCATCATCCTTTGATGATATTATCTTATATGGTAATTTTATTTGTAATTCCCAATCCCACCACATAGGATATGATAATAATGAAGGATAAGTTCTGATATAAATTCCACAGGTTTCCAGAAAATCAATTACTTGCTGATAAAGAGGTGCTAATATGCACGTTTTATCAAATCTTTTAGCGTATTCTTGCCCTAAAAAATAAGGATAAACACCAATCATGAGTCTTGCTGATTCGTTTTTAGACCAACAATCATAGTTCCCAAAACACTCTTCATCAAATCCTTTCTCTTTTAGCTTTAAAGCTATCTCGTAAGGGACAAAAAGTTTATTTATATTTCCATTTATAGCCATATGCTGTTTTTCTTTTATTGTTTAAACATTGATAAATATTTGCATGATATAGATTTAATTTTTCAGCAGCATCTTTAGCTGATAAAAATTCATCTATTATTTCATTCTCTAAAGATAATCTTAAAATACCTTTATGATTTATTTTTCTTAAAACAGGTCTTCCAATAGAAAATTTACTATTACCATATCTAAACTGTAATTTATGACAAATTTTACCTCTATTTTTTAAAACATCTCTTATTTGTTTTGGAGAGATAGAATAATAAATAGATGCTTCTTTTATAGATATAAATGTTTTTATAAAATTACCTTCTACATCGTAGGAAGAAATTTGCTTATTGTTCCATTTTCCTGCACCATAACTACCTTCACCACCTTTTGTTATATTAGTTAAACGAAAACCCCAACAAATAAATTGTTCAATCCAATATTGTTCTAATTCCTGCCAATTATTTTCAGTTTCGTCTATTATAGTTAATATAGGTTTTAATCCTTTTTTTAATAAGGATTGTATCCAATAATAACTATAATATTTAACTTTAGGTTTATCCCATAAATGAGATTGATACCTTCTTTTTGGATTATTAGATTTTCCTACATATCTAACTTCTTCAGTTAGGGGGTCTTGTAATATATAAATATAAGTTTTCATACTACAAATATATAGAAAAATTCTGAATTTACCAAATTTATGGTACAAATAGATGTTTCATTTTATATTCTCTTTTGGATAAGCATTAAGAATAGATTCTTTATTTAAATCAAATGATAATCAAAATCAGCTTTTTCAACAGCAGTTTTTACAGCAGCAGTTTTTAATGCTGCTTCTACATGGAATTTTACCATTAACTTACCATATTCTTCCATTATTGTATACAAAGCTTTATTATCAACTCCTGCATAACCGTCTTCATCATATAAAGCAACATCATTTTCAGATAGTTCTTTATGGTTTTTCAACCATTCTTCTGGTGTAGGAATATTATTCATATCAAATTGTTTAAAGTGTACAGAATAACAGCTTCATATGCTTCTGTTGGTGAATGATAAAATGTATAATCAGAATAATCATTGTAGTCATCTGCTATATCAATTATTTTATTTTCCCAAAGAGTTTGTGATAGTTCTTCATCATTATAAGGAACTACACTAATCCAAATCCCATGCTTCTCATACAACCACATTACTACTTCTGCAATGGTTGGTGCTGAACATTGACTTATGTGATAAGTATTAGGGTAAGGTGCTTGTATTCTTTTAGAATCTTTATTATTACAATTCCAATCAAATTTTATTTTAGCATCTGATTGATATTCTATACCTTGTGTTATATATGGTTTTTTACCATAAGCTAAAGTATAATAATTCCAACACTCTTTATCAAACCCTTTTTCTTTTAGCAACTTTGCTAATTCAAAACTTACCGGTGTTGTCATATGTCAAGTTTTAAGTTTGAGATGTAGTCTTGTCTATCATTATGAATATGATTAGCAATAGTTAATGATAATGGATGGCTTTGAGCATCAGCTTGCCCTACATTATATCCTTTATGAAACCCAGCATCAAAAGCCTTTTCAATCTCAGGAATTAAAGGAGTTAAATCAGATAAAATTTCTTTTAATGTATTCAATTCTAAATCAACCATCTCCTTTCTTTTTCTTTGTTGTGGAGAATGGCCATTATGGGTTTTTATATTACGTTGCCATTCTACATGTATTGAGTCTTTTTCTAACTCCTCTATTCTTTTTTGAATAGCTGTCTTATTTATGATTATATATTCATCTTTCATAATTTCCTGTTTAAATATTCCAGCAAATTCTGAATCTGCTGAGAATGTTCGGGTTTAAATATAAATTCATCCCAATGTCCAAATTTACACTTATATCCAAAAATGTATTTTATTCCCAAAATAAACCTTTTCCAAAATCTCCTTTTTACAAGATGTATATGACAATATACAGTATTCTCATCTGAATCTTTATGGATAATGATTTGATGTTCTGATGAATTGCAAGCGCATATAAGTATCTCAGATTCAGCTTCTTTTATACTTAATGTTTCTTTTAAAACTTGGTCAGTAGCTTCTCTTGAAGTCATTCTTTTTTTAGCTTCTTCAAAATAAGCTCTCTGACCAAGGTTTTTGTAGATATCTTTCATATTACTAATGAGTTTTCTTTAACTTCTCTAAATATAAATTCTTTTCCTGTAGAAGTTTTAATTCTAAATTTAGATATTCCGTTAATTCTTTCAATCTTAGAATCATTCATTGATATAACTTCTTGATATGGAAAATGTTCTTCACCAATAATTGTTGTTCTTCTTTCAATAATAATTTCTCTTTCGTCAGGTGTAATACTATGCTGCATATAGCATTCATATACCATATCATTGATAATTTCGTCAACATTATAAGATCTACCGTGAGGTTTTAAATTAAGATGTTTCGCCACCTCTAATGCATCTTCATCAAAGAGATTCATTTCTTTGATTACATTTGTTAGAATATCAAATGTACTCATACCTAACTTTTCAAAAAGTAAGTGAATACTCTCTTTATGATTCTTATTTATTAATAAATCTTCAATAACTTCATCAATAATTTTTACATCCAGGTCTGTATAATGTTTTCTGAATTTAATTCTACCTAAACGGTTAACTAAATATTCAGAAATTGACATGTCATTAACAGTAAGTAAAAATATCAGTTTTGTAGCATAATTTCCATCAAATAATGATAAAATATCAGAAGTTTTATCATTGTCTTGTGTTTCATAGATTTTTTCAAATTCATCTATAAATACAATACTTTCTGATACCTCTGGATTTGTTAAGAAATCTATGAAATCAGAGCCATGGAAAGGTTCATTTATAAGAATTACTGGTTTCTTAGAGAGAATACAGAACTTTTGAGCATCAATTGTTTTACCAGTACCCTTTAAACCAGAGAGAATAATCCCCATATTTTTTTCACTGTTGTTTTCGTATGATTTTAGCCATCTGTTAGCAACATCATAATTACCATAAATCTTCTTAGGAAGTTTGAAATTTTCCTTCTGTTGGAAATAATATTCATGTCTCATCTCATCAAATTTAAGAAGATAAACTCCTGGTTTCAAAGTTGAACTTGTCTCATCAATATTAGCAATTCTTAACGTCTTTGAACTTTTTATTATCATTGTCTAATCGTTTTTTAATCTTTAAATATATTTGATATTCTTTTTTCTTTTTTTTTATTTTTTCTATTTTTTCTTCTTTCTTTCTTTGTAATTTATACCTTTTTTCTTCTAATTTTTCTTTCTCAACTTCTTTTTTTGTTTTAACTCTATAGCAATTTAAATAGATGTTTATATAATCATCTTCTGAATATGAATCTATTTCAATATGATGATATTGTTCTATAGGTGTCTTATAACTTTTAGGATATTTTTTAATCTCTTCTGCCAATCTCTTTTTTATACTAAGAAGGGTATCAACAGTTTGTTCAATAGCTTCTCCTGATAATATATCAATTGTTATAGGAGGAGCATCGTGTATTTTAACTAATTTACTATAATCTACCATAGGTCAAATATTTTCCCATATTATTAAATGATCTTCTGTAAATCCCCAATTTTTATTATCGTCTTTATCTATTCCCCACTCATTTTCAAGTGAATACATCGATCCTGGCCATATATTGCTTTTTATTAATGGACAAACAAGTAAATTACGTTTTGTATGAACTATAAAATCTAAAAACTGATAAAAAGTTTTACCTGATTGTTTATATAAATAAACTCCCAAATAAAAATCGTCAAAATTCCTAGATTCTATTAATTTTTTAATAGAAAAAAGTTCCGTCATATAAATTTTCATAATTAAAACCTTCCATTAAACCTGGTTTAGGTAGTTCTTTAAATGTACCTGTTGCACCGTGGAATCCCATTCCCACTCTTATAGAATCTTCTCCATAAGAATTCTTTAGTATTTTAACACTTCTAAAATAGTTTGCTCCAGTAGTTTGGTCTACAAATTTTTCAATATCGTAAGATGGATCTGTTGTATTATATCTCCTTGGATCCCAAATACTTACAACATTATCACTATCTTCACTTGGTCTACCTGACTCTTTAGCATTATCAATTGTGGGCTCAAAAGAACCCATTTTTTGGTATATTGGATTACTCAAATCTCTATTTACCTGACTCACAACTACTGGTGAATAACCCCAAAAATCTCTTGCTTTTTGCATATATTCAGAAGTCTTATCAATTGCTTCCTTTTTATTTTGTCCTTTTTCTGGTTTTACAAGACCAATGTGGTCAATTATTGGTATAATTATTTCTGTTGGATCTACTGGATTGTATATACTGTGAAATTCACTTACTCTATTTTTCTTACCATTTAATGGATTTTCAGCATATTGTTCAAGATATTTATAAATACCCGTAGGATTTTGAGCACCTTCTATTATATCTACATATTTTAATAGATCATCTATATAGTATTTATATTTCTTTATAAGAAGTAATTCTCCTTCTGTTAACTTATCTTTCCACCAACCCATCATCTTAGGAATAGGTATAAGTATTCCTTCAGACATAAATATCTTCCTACTTAACCATTTGGCAATAGTATATATTTTACTCCTTTCCATAGAGAAAAGGATAACTTTAAATTTACCTTTACCCTTAGATATAAAATCTTCATACGGATTTAGTATATAACTATTATGTACATAAGCAGTCTTACCACTACCTGTTGGTCCAAATACCAAAGTATAAATTCTTTTTCTTATACCAATATACTTATTTAGTCTGTCATATCCCATAGATAGACCTAGATTATTACCATTCATCCCATTTTCAATCTCTTCATATAATCTATCGAAATCACTCATTGTTATCTTTTTATATTTCTATTATCTAAGAAACCTTTATGTTTTATACAACTTCTATAAAAACTACTGTTTATAGAAGCATAAACAAGAGTATTAGAAATTCTATATATAACAAAATCATCAAAAATTATCCCAGTAGTTGTAAATTTATCTTTGTATGAAACAAGATTATCAACTGTCCAAAGAACTTGAATTTCAAAATTACTTGTTTCAAACTTTCTGGGAAGATATTTTAAAAAGTCTGGAATTTCTACAAATAATGTTATTCCTAATAAAACATCTTCCTCATGCTGAGAATTTAATAATTTTAATATTTTATCTGTCATCTTCTAAAATCTTTATAATAAGAATTATGTTTAGACATTGATAATATTTGTGAATAATAGGTATGGGGTAAAAATCTATTTGCGGGATCAATTTTATTAATAGCAAAAATATACGAACTACCTTTATGAGTATAAATAGCAAATTCATCTTTTAATATACCACAATCAAAATTAATCCAAGAATTTTTTTTTAAATAAAGAACAAAAACTTGTGGATTATCTAACCATTGTTTAAATTTAGAAATATCTTTTATACAATTTAAACCTAAAAATACATCTTCTATAATATTAGAAGTTATTAATTTTATAATTTTATCATTCATATATCTATAGTATTACTCCCTGACTTTTTAATTTTGGATGAGAATGCTTTATAATATTCTTCAATATCTTTATCTGAAAGTTCAGAACCTTCCTCTATCCAAGATAAATATTGCTTTTGTCTCAACCAAGATTCCGTATTTACAAAATATTGCATTTTATTCATATTCTGTAAAATAGATAAATCCATTTTATTAATGGCTTCTGCAATTACAGCTCTTTGTAGTTGTTCACAAGTATAACCTTCATTTAAAAGAATTTTTTTGAATATTGCTTCACCATCTTTGGTGTTCTTTCTGATTCCCCTATCTCCAGCAAAAGATTTACCTTTCCACACAAACTTATTTTTTGGTGGAAAAGCTTTTAGGAACTTTTCCCATTCTGAAGAATCAACAGTTTTTTTAACTACTTTTTTATTAGAGTTTTGCAAGGATTCTAATAAAGCCAACCCAGTATCAGTAATTTTACCTTCATATACAAGATTCTTTCTTTCCAGAGTAGTTACAAGATTTACAACTCTCTGGCTATTAGATTCCACAGATTCATTATCTTTTATTTTTTGTAAGAGATAAATAAAGTCAAGAGAATGTCCCTTTTTTATAAGTTCTTCAAAAGATTCGAAATCAATATTCATTTTATACATATTTATAAGTAGTCTTTTTTGGAAAAGATACAGGAATATTTTTAATCCAAAGTGTAGAAAATCCAATAATTAAAACTTTTCCACCAGAAAGTTTACATACTATATAATTATATTCATCTACCAAAGGTCTATTTATATTAATACGTTCTTGATTATTGAATAGTTTTAAAAACTCTTCTTCGTTTGATTTTATTATTTCTAATGCAATTTCTAAGTCTGCTTTGTCCCCTGATTGTAACAATTTTAGTATCTTCTCCATAAAATTCTCTCTCCTGTTGTATTTCTTGTTCTTTTAAATAAATTTCTTCCATTAAATTTACTCTTTCCCAATCTTCATTTATTAACATTTCTTTGGTCTTTCCCATTTTTCATGTTTTATTTCAGTTATATCACCTTTGTAATATCTCATTGAGGTCAAAGGTACGAAAACTGCACCATTATCCCCGATAGCAATACACTTTGTTTTGTTAATAATTATAAAATTTGAGTTTCCAATACTCCTAAAAGCTCCTTTTGGTTCTGATAATTTCATATACATTTTGAACATATGATAAGGAAAATCTTTAGAAATCATAGCATTTATTGCTAATAATATATCAGATTTATTTTTACTCTTTAGTAGTTTCTTGATGCTTTCGTTTTTATATTTCATCTTTTCCATTTAATACTAAAAATTTATTACCGATCATTCCATATATTCTAAGTGGCTTAATATTTATTAAAAAGTTTTTCAAATATACTGAAAAAGCATCTTCTTTTCTATCAATTTCTCTTTTATACCAACCTAGATCACTACTACTTACACGTACATATGTTTGATAAGTATTTTCATTAAGGATATAAATGTTTCTTACATCAATTTTCATTTTAAATATTAAATCAATAAATTTCTTATTATCATTAATTAGAATATAAGCTAGATATACATCATCTTCAGAATTAGATTTTATAAGTTTTTCAATATTTTTAGTCATTTTTCACCATTTATTATCATAAGGTAGCCCTAGGGGTGTTTATAAATTTTAGAATTTTCTTCCAAATAGTCATGAAGTTCTTCTATTAACCTTTCACTAGTAAGTTTGGTTTCTGAAATATCTTCTAAGGATGGAGGTGATATTTTACGATATAGTAATATATGATCATTATATAAAATATATAACTTTTCTAGATTCTTTTCTAGATTCTTTTCTAGATTCTTTTCTTGTAACAATATTCTTGCAAATTTTTTATTATCATTCATCAAAATATAACCAAGGTAGATATCATCTATATTATCAGAATGTATTAATCTTTGAATTCTATTAACTTGCATTTTTGATTTTTTGAAGTATTTGGGCCATATACGCCAATTGTACCATCCGTTACTGTAACAGATAAATGAGGATAATAGATATCGAGGTTGTGAATTTCCTTGATATCTATTTCCTTACAGGCTTCTTCTATCGCTTTAGTTACTTGTAATCTACCTGGATTAGTAGTAACTAAAGTGCTAATAGCAAGAATTAAATCTTCTTCTTTCTCAGAGGTTAAAAGTCTTTGTATATTTGTCATATTTTTATCCAGTTTGAAGGCTTATTAGAAACTTCTCCATAATATTCATTAATATCTGGTGGAATAGAATAATGAATTCTAATTCTAATTCTTGATTTTGTTAAATAAAAAAATCTATTACGAGCAACATTTTCAAATAGCTTACCATAAAAAGTATAAAAAATACTATGAAGTTCCATTGAATCCAATCTTAAATCATCTATTAATCCAAGAGCCATCATAAAATCTGATAAATCATTAGAAGTCAATAATTTAACAGTTTTATCCAAATATGGAAATTTGATTTGTTTTCTTTCTGTAGCTTCTATCAATTTTTGATATAACTCTTTCTGTATTTCTGATATAGAACTCATAATCAATGTTATAACTTTTAATATCTTTTGTAATATCAACTCTATTAATTATCTCACAATACCAGATTTTATCATCATCTGGAGCTTCACACTCACTAATATCTGGTCCAGTTTTTAAACTATTCTCATTTTTTACTTTGAATAATTTTTTATTGTTCTCAGTAACATAGTATCTAATTACTGTTTTATAGATTTCTTTGTTATTAGTTTTAGTGTTAATTAATTCATAATGATAATCTCTACTGGCCTTCTTACCTCTCACAAAATCAAAAATATTAATACTTTCTTTGATAGTAGTTTCTGGAGAAATACCTTTTTCAAAATATGCAGTGATAGCTTTTCTCTCGATTCTACCTAATTTATCAGTATTATTTTTGTTCATTTCAACTTCCCAAGCAAGTCTTCCTTTTATCTTAAGTTTACCATCCGATTTGATAGCAATATAATGATTAACACTTTCTTGATTTAAGCTTTGAAAATCAGTATATTCTAGTTTTCCAAGTTCTGTATTACCCACAATTTCCTCCCACTCTTTACATATTTTATAGTATTCGGATTCTAAATCCTTTGGAAATAAACAGACAATCCCATCAGTATTAGCACTTACACATTGTATTCCCTTTAATGATAACATTTCTATTAGCATCAAAATTTCAAATTGATTACCAATAGTACAGTAATATCCAACTTCTGGACCGTACTGCCAGTTAGTTGTTTCAATTGTTTTACCAAAATAACCCGCATTTAAAGCAAGCTTATACATATCACTAAGTCCTTTATAGCGTCTGTTCTTTTCACCTAAATTCTTATATCTAAGTCTTAACTCAATATTATTCTGACCAACTTTATTCCAGGCTTTTCCTAAATGTACAGGATATAAACCTCTTTTTCTGATAGCATTGGGATATTGTGCCTATCCATTGTTAGCTGTATATTTCTATACAGATCGGACTATATCATATTTTAACTTTTCTCCAAATATATCCATACATGCTAGGTTTTTCACCTGACATTACTGCATATATATTATGTTGCTTATATTGTGGATTAGATTTCATAACTTCTCGAATAGAAGACCATTCTTTGATCAACTCATTGGTTTTTTTATCAAATTGCAAAATTTTATATTTGATGTTAATTTGTGCAATTTTTTCAGCCATAATTTTTAATTTATCAGGATTATTTCTCCAGAAATTTTTAAATTGTTGACTTACTTTTTCTCTTTCTTCTGGATTAGAATATCTTTTCTTTTGAGCCATTGAGTATTTCTTTTTAGTCTCTTCACTAGCTATCATTCCAGTAGAAGAATCTAACCTTAAATTGTATCCTTTTTCTCTATTCAAAGTATCTAAGGTTTCTATCCAAAAAAGTTCTTTTTCTGAAATAACTTCTAAATCACAATATTCCAACACTTCATATTTGAAATTATTTTTTCCGTATTTATGCCAAGAATTTATTAAATGACAATTCTCATTTTCATCTTTTGTATTTAATCTAGTTATATGATCTTTAATTCTTCGATAAAGACATTTTGCTTTACCTATATATTTTTTATCATTTAATAAATTAATAATTACATAAATTCCAGATTTTCCTTTGTCTTTCATGTTTAATTTCATATTATATTTTTTGCAAATATAAAATAAAATTAGGATACAGACAAGACAATTTTTAGTTAAAATCTCCCTGTTTAGTCTCTGAACCTTGATCCTATAAGGACCCTTGGCTGCGGATTTTCCAATCTTTGTCTCTTTTACTATACTCAATTCATTACTGAATGAGGGAGTGTACAAAGCTCTAAGGAAGTTCCCGTCAATTTAAGGAGTTTTAGTTGGACCACAAGTTAATCCAACATCTGCATCCCTAAGAATTTCATTAGACTTTGGTTTAATAATTCTTGCTTTCTCAGAACTATGTATTCCACCCCTTGCTATATAATAAGTATTTCCTTTAAATTTAAGGGGAAATTCCTGGTCATCTTTTTGCTTAAGACTGACATTGATATCTTTTATTTTTTCGTAAAAAGATTTCATTTCAGGTGTAGAAAACATCACATAATCTGGTATTGCATCTCCATATGTAAATTTCTTTGTTGGTTTTCTACTCTTTTTTAAATCATATAATTCCTTATATGTTTTTCCTGTTAATTGACAGTATGAATTTTTATTTAATTCATCACCTATCTTACTATCACTATAATTTATCGCTTTTGGGGGTAGCAGATTCTCTTCGATTAAATCCAATCTATCCTGAATCTTATTTTTACCTTTATAGAATTCATTATCCGTTTCTCCAATAGTAAACTTATAGAATTTATAAGTTGCGATAATATCATTTCTACAATAGTAAGATATTGCTTCTAAGTCCTTGTCTGCCAATCCAATAGACTTGTGATGAATTGGCATTTCTTCTATATTTTCCAAATCCATCATAAATTCTAGCCATTTCAAAGAACATCTTCTATTCTCATTATCAAAATGGTGAATTTTAAATAAATCTATTGTTTTTAAAGTTAAATCTTCATCCCTATATGGGGGAAACAATCCATGATTTGTATCATCAATAATATCTTGAGCTTTTTGCCATATTCTGGCAGTAATTGATAAATTTGATAATTCCCCCCAGCTTTCATAACTTCTTAAAATATATTCAATCACTTGAATATCAAAGTTTAATGAATTATACCCTACAAAATATGTCTCTTTTTCAATTTCTAGAAATTTACATAAAGAATAAATTTCATTTTTGTTTTTGTCTATAGAAAATTCCTTCCATGCATCATCTTCTGGAAAATAGAAACAAAATAAACTATTTTCATAAAGAGTCTCAATATCAAACACACATATTCTCATTCTGCAAATTTAAAAAATTTCTCCTTCAATTGGGTTTTTTGTTGTAGAACATATTCCAAAACTTTTATTATTAATAAAGACAGAAATACCTTCTCCTATAATTGGATGTTCCGGTATAAGTATGCGTATGGCATCTCACTATAATTTATTACTTACATTTGTC